GATCAACAAAGAGAAATTATTGTTCGAACACTTTCAGCAATTGGCCAAATTGAAGTTGCAGTAAAGACTTTTTGGGCTAAACTGGGAGAGAACCTTCCTCACCCAGCACTTCAAGACTTAGGCTATGTAATGGCCAATACTGAAGTGATTCACAATAACGCATATGAAAGACTTCTCACAGTGCTTGATATGGAAGATGTATTTGAAGAAAATTTAAAACTAGACTTTATTCAAGGTCGTGTTAGCTACTTACGCAAATACACACACAAATTTTATAAGAGCTCTAAGAAACAGTATTTGTATGCTCTTACACTTTTCACATTGTTTGTAGAAAACGTTTCTCTTTTCTCTCAGTTTTACATTATTAATTGGTTTGCACGTTATAAAAATGTTCTTAAAGATACTGATCAGCAGGTTAAGTATACACGAAACGAAGAGAATATTCATGCTCTTGTTGGTATGAAAATTATTAACACAATCCGTGAAGAAAGCCCCGAATTATTTGACAAAGAACTAGAAGAGAGAATCAGGGGAGAGGCTGTAGACGCTTTCACGGCCGAAAGCAAAATAGTTGATTGGATGATTAACGGAATTGACGAACCTGGTTTAAATGCTACTATTGTTAAAGAGTTTATTAAAAACCGCATCAATTCATCTTTAGAACAAATTGGGTTCAATGGGGTTTTTGAAGTAGATGATAGTCTTTTAGAATCAACAATGTGGTTTGAAGAAGAGTTGCTTGGAAATAATATGACAGATTTTTTCCACTCCCGTCCTGTTGAGTATTCAAAGAAAAGCCAGTCTTTTGACGAAGACGACCTTTTTTAAAATTTTTTATTATTATCATATTATGAATGACATTTATTGGTTAAACAAAGACAGTAGGCAGTTTCTCGAAAGAGGCTACCTTCTCCCTGGTGAAAAACCAGAACAACGCATTATTGATATTGCGAATAAAGCCCAAGAATACCTTGGGAATGATAGTTGGGCAGAAAAGTTTATTGACTATATGCACAAAGGATTTTATTCCTTATCTTCTCCAATATGGTCAAACTTCGGCCGAGATCGAGGATTACCCATATCTTGTTTTGGATCATACATTCCAGATGATATGGAAAAAATTCTTGGCAAAATAGCGGAGGTTGGAACTATGTCTAAGGTCGGCGGAGGAACTTCTGCGTATTTTGGTGATGTTCGTCCACGAGGTGCAGAAATATCTAGCGGAGGTAGCGCAACTGGAGTTCATCATCAGTTAACAGTATTTGATTCTTTAACAAACTACATTTCGCAAAGCAACGTACGAAGAGGATCGTTTGCGGCTTATTTGCCAATCGACCATGGCGATATTGAAGAGTTTTTGGGAATTAGAGGCGAAGGAAATTCTATTCAAGATCTTTCTATTGGTGTTACTATTAGTGACGAATGGATGAAAGAAATGGTCGCAGGCGACAAAAAGAAAAGATCTATATGGGGTAAGGTTATTAAAAAGCGTTATGAGTCTGGTTATCCTTACATATTCTTTTCTGATAACGCTAATAACGCTGCACCGGAAGTTTACAAAGATAAAGGCAAACGTATTCACGCTTCAAATTTATGTACTGAGATCTTTTTATCTGCAGAGGAAGACGAATCATTTGTGTGTGATTTATCTTCCCTTAATCTTGCTAAGTGGTCAGAGATTGTCGAAACTGATGCTATTGAAACATTGACTCAGTTTCTTGATGCCGTTATGACTGAGTTTATTAATAAGACCCGCGGAGTTAAAAATTTAGAATCACCACACAAGTTCGCTATGACACAAAGAGCTCTTGGCATAGGTGTACTAGGATGGCATTCATATCTGCAGCAAGAAAGTATTGCTTTTGAATCCATGGAAGCTAAACTACAAAACTCTCTTATTTTTAAGACTATTCAAGAAAGAACAACTGCAGCTTCTAAAGAGATGGCTATTGAATACGGTGTACCATCTCTTATGGAAGGTTATGGTTTACGTAATAGTTGCTTGGTAGCTATTGCTCCTACTACAAGTAGCTCGTTTATTCTAGGTCAAATCAGTCCTTCAATTGAACCGCTTAATAGTAATTACTTCACAAAAGATCTTGCTAAAGGCAAGTTTACCTACAAAAATCCAGAGCTTACTAAGGTTCTAATTAGCTACGACAAAAACGATAATGCTACTTGGAGAAGCATATTACAAAAAGGTGGTTCAGTTCAACATCTTAAATTTCTTTCTGACCATGAAAAAGAAGTGTTTAAAAACTTTGGTGAAATATCTCAGAAAGAAATTCTTATTCAAGCAGCGCAGCGTCAAAAATATATCGACCAAGGACAGTCTATTAACATGATGGTGCCGCCATCAACAAAACCAAAAGAAGTTAATGAACTACTTGTGTGGGCATGGGAGAATGGTATTAAATCGTTATACTATCAGCGTAGTGCAAACCCTGCTCAAGAGCTTGCACGTTCTTTAAACGAATGCACCACGTGTGAATCATGACAAAAGAACAAGTTACTTGCCAAAGTTGCTCTGCAGAATATTATATTATGTGGAACGACGATTTAGAAGACGATTACGGAAATCCAGTGGTTCCTGATTATTGTCCATTTTGTGGATCAAGCCGCATTTGTGTGGAAGAATATATATTTGAAGAAGACTAATGTACACATATAAAATTAAAGAAATCACTAAGGTAGTTGACGGAGACACGGTCGATGTTATTATAGACCTAGGGTTTGGTTTAACTAAAAAAGAACGTGTTCGTATTGCCGGAATCGACGCCCCTGAATCGCGGACTCGCGATCTTTATGAAAAAAAGCTGGGATTAGAAGCAAAATATTGGCTCAAAGAACATATCGAATATTGTGATAACGCTATTATTAGAACCGAAAAAGAAGGTAAGTATGGCCGCATTTTAGGTTGGTTATATACAGATGAATTTAGTATTTCTTTAAATGAAGTAATGGTAGAAAAAGGATATGCGTGGGAATACGACGGCGGTAAAAAAGAAAAATCCTTTGATGAATTAAAGGAAAAAAGAATTGCTGATAAATCATGGATTAAATAATGATTTTATATAAATAGATTTAACTATGTGTGTAGTAGCGGTAAAATATATGGATGGTTATGGCTGGATCGGCGCAAAAAACCGAGACCGTAATTATAAAACAGACGTCGTCATAACACAGTCTAATCGTCATAAAGTGCAGCGATTGTATATTGATGACAAACTAAGTAGATGGAGTGAAGGTGTTAATGAGCACGGACTAGCAATTATATCTGCATCTTTTTCTGTAAAAAGCGATGAAAAAGAAGGTGATAAAATTATTTTAAAAAGGAAAAATAAGCGAGACAGTATTGGTTATTATTCTCCTGACGGAAGAGCGATTAGAAAAGCTCTTTTGGCAAAAACGCCTAAGGAAGCTTTAGAGATACTTGTTGAACTTAAATTGGCTGGTGCTACATATGTCTTTAACGAAAATGATTGTTATATTCTTGAAGGAGGATTTACTGTAAGAAAAGATGACGCTACTTTAGAAAATCCAAGAGAGTACAAATATGTCATTAACAAAATTTCAAAAGAAGAGGAATGCTCGTGTAGAACAAATCACGGCGTTATAATAAAAGAACTTGGGTATCATAAAAACCCAACCGATGAGCGTTTGATTAAAGCCCGTGAGAGTAGCGAAAAACGTCTAGAATACGCAAGAAAGTTTGCCAGCGTTGATCTCGAAGAGCCAGGAGAACTCATTGATCAAATTGCAAAATGTCCTAATAAAGACGTTTTTATGAATCCAATGAGAACAGGCAATATTAAAAAAGGTGAGATGGTGACAACTGGACAATTGTTAATTGTGCCAAAGGAAAGAACACTTCACTATCGGCCAATATACTCTTCAGTTTCTTTTGATTACAACCGCTTAAGTGGTCCTGAATCAAAAACCTTTTTTGAAATTATTTCTTCACGTAAGCTCTTATCCTTTAAAGAGTTTACGCATAAATAATTTTATGTGGATATATAATGGAGAGGAATTTACCTCTGACATGATCGAATCATACCATGGATTTGTATATGAAGTTACCGATACTCATAATAAAATGAAGTATATTGGTAAGAAAAAGTTTTGGTCTAAAGTTACAAGACCCCCGCTTAAAGGACGTAAAAACAAAAGAAGGTCAATAAAGGAGTCTGATTGGCAAATGTATTACGGTTCAAACGAAGAAGTAAAAACGTTGGTAGAAGAGTTTGGGCCTAGCAGATTTAAAAGAACTATACTAAAATTGTGTGTTTCTCCAGGACAAATGACATATTTTGAAATGAAAGAGCAGATCGATAGAGAAGTGCTTTTTAAGCCAGAAGAGTATTACAATGCCTTTATTGGCGGCAAAATCCATCGAAATCATGTATTAAAGAAAAAATAGTATTTACAATTGGTGATTTTTGTGATATAATACTATCATACCAAAAATATTATGATTATTGTAGATTACAGCGGAATAGCCATTGCGTCCATTTTTTCACAAGACCGGCCTGAAGAAATTCAAGAAAGTCTTATTAGACATATGATTCTTAATTCTCTTAGACGATACAATGTTAAGTTTAGAAAAGAATATGGTCAAATGGTAATTGCGTGTGACAGCTCGTCCTGGCGTAAAGAAACATACCCGCAATATAAAGCGAAGCGCAAAACTAACAGAGATGAATCCCCACTGGATTGGGGACATTTCTTTACGCTAATTAATGGTGTACGAGACGAAATCAAAGAACGCACACACTATCCCGTGGTTCAGGCAGATCGAGCAGAAGCCGATGATGTCATCGCAACACTGGTTGAATCAACACAGGAGTTTGGCAAATCAGAGCCTGTTATGATTGTGTCCTCAGATAAAGATTTTTTACAACTTCAGCGTTATTCTAATGTTAAACAATTTAGCCCAATGAAACGTGATTTCGCTAATGTGGATGATCCTGCATTTTACAAATTCGATCACGTGTGTCGTGGTGACAGCAGTGATGGTGTTCCAAATGTTTTAAGTGTAGATGACACTTTTACAGAAGGAATTCGACAAAAACCAATGCGTGCCAAAAAAATTCAAGAGTGGTATACTGCTAAAAATGATTCTGAACTAATGGAAATGATGGGTCAGGAAACATACCGCAACTACTGCCGTAATAAATCTGTCATCGATTTAGACTGTATTCCTGAAGATATTGTACAAGATATCGATGATAAATATAATTTGCAGACGAAAAAAGATAAGGGAAATGTTCTGCCTTACCTTATTGAAAAACGTTGTAACATGTTGATCAGTTCAGTCGCAGACTTTTTCCCAACAACCTAATTATTATGCAAAAATATATTTATGAAATATTCGAAGAAACGTGCAAACTAGATAATCGTGATGATCGTATTGCGTACTTAAAAGAAAACGCGTTTAAACAAGTAAAGACTGTATTACAGCTTTGTTATAATGACAAAATTGAATTAGATCTTCCTTACGGCCGACCTCCGTTTGAAGTATGTCCAGATGGTCGTGAACCTTCTCCATTGGCCAACGTCTTTAGCTCTATTGGAGTTTGTGTTAAAGATAATGGTGTGCCACGTGTAAGAAAGGAAAAGATCTTTATTGGTATTCTTGAACAATTGTGCGAAAAAGATGCTCATATTCTTTGCGCCGCGAAGGATGGTACTATTACAACTTTGCAGAACAAAACATACTCTAAAATGACAAAAAGTCTTGTAGAAGCGTGTTTCCCTGAGATTTTGTAGTGTACAATAGTCTCATAATGTGTTAGTATATCTACATAATGAATGTATTTGTTCTAGATAATAACCCTACAAGCGCAGCTCAACAGCACTGCGACAAACATGTCGTAAAAATGATTATTGAGTCTGCTCAAATGTTATCAACTGCTCATCGTATGTGCGATGGAAACCCAGAACGTAGACCATCAAGTTCAGGAAAAACTATGCAGCAGTATTACGTTTTGCCTGATGAACGCGAAAATATTCTTTACAAAGCAGTTCACAAATATCACCCATGCACAGTATGGACAATGGAAACCATTCAAAACTATCGATGGCATTGGCAGTTATTCAATGCTCTTTGCGACGAGTATAAGTACAGATATGGCAGAGTTCACAAGACTGATGAATTACTTCGCGATGAACTTTACTGGGGCCCGGCAAACATTGCTGATTCAAAAAAAACAAAATTTCCATTAGCTATGAAATCAAACCCCGAATGTATGTTCGATGATCCTGTCAAATCATATCGAGCATTTTATAAAACAAAACAAGACAGATTTAAAATGGTGTGGACAAAACGCGAAACACCAAACTGGTTTAAATAATTATGACATACGATTACATATGCGATAAATGCAAGAACAGATGGGAAGAGTCTCAT